CTACTCCCGGTATAGGTTTGTTGGGTCCTTCATGAAAGGAAGACTCGCCCAACCTAATTCCGAAGAACTATATTTACCAGATAATCTTGGTTATATAGTTATTAGTTATCGTAGAGAACATCTAGCCTCTGCACTTAGCACCGAAGCTGCTCTCTCTAAACTATGCTTTGAAATTTTCACAGCTAGTTCAGATGAGGGTAGAGCCGGTTTTAATTGTGTGGCTTTCCCCAGTAGGTTACGATACATTGTTGCACCTACTGGACTTGAAGTTCAAGTTTCACCATTCAATACTGGTGTTGCAACATTTTCTGACTATGCGTCGTCTTTGGCTGTGTCAAGCGATGCTGCGCCTCGTGCGTATTTTACTAATTAAACACAGTGAGAACAGATTAGTCTATGTTCTTTAAAGCTTTAGACTAGGGTGATTCCCTTCATCGACCCCGGCAGGATTGCTCTTCAGATAGGCGGTAGAACCGGAATCTGATTATACCTTTTGAATAGGGTGGTGCCTGAATTAAAAATAGCCAATGGCTCGAAAGAGAAATGCGTAACGCGCCCATGAAAAATCAATCTAAACATGAGGATCTCGCTCCTTCTAAAAGCGATGACTTGGCCGATGGAAAGCAATCGGGTTTGACCTACATGTCTAATGATAATGCTAACGATGACGTGACTTATTTACTGTTTTACACTTCAACGAAAGTGATAAGACAAGTAACTAAGAAAACTTTCGCGAAGTTAGAAGCTAAATGCTTCGTACTTCGTGACGACGTCAAAGTTAAAGTTATCGGAAAGCAACTCCCCTGGAAAAGTGTTAAGCAGTTGTTAACTGCTTACAAAAGTGTCTTGTTCGGTAAGAACAAGCGAGAGTTTTTGGATGTCTTTAAAGATGCCTATAACAATCTCGGTGAGATGAACAATCTTTTTAGAATTGTTAAAACGTGGATGACACAGTTTTCTGATACTATAGCTCATGTTCATAAGAATATTGATTATTCAATGTTCATCGATCTCGCCCTGATCGTTCTTCGTTTACAAAACATAGACAGATTCACAGTGATAGATATTACTTCTATTATTCTCAGTCTTTACAATTTACATAGCAAATGTAACAAGTTGAATGACAGTTTTAAATCTTGGAAATGTGAGTCTGGCCCTGATCCTTTGATGCTCAGTTTGATTTCATTCGCTTTACCATCTCAATTTAATGAGATTTTGAAGAGAATGTCAACATTCACGTATTCAAAGTTGTGTGACGAACCAGGTATTTTTTATAACTTCATCGATACAATTTTTGAAGCGGTTGAGTATATCATCAACTTACTCCCTATCGATGGATCTTATAAAGACACCATGAAGCAGATGTTACAATGTTTATCTTTTGGTAAACATTATCGTCTGCTTAGACAAGCAAAAGACATGTGCATGAAGTGGAAGAACGCTCCTGCTGCGTCGGTAGATCCGTCGTTTAGGAATCAAGTTAAAGATATGCACAAAGATCTCAATGATAATGAGGCTCTTAAAGAGCTCAAACGCAGATCCGCAACAGTTTCTTCTACTTTTGAATCCTTCGATCGTTTACACAAATGCGTACTGGCTTATGAAGCTCCTGATAGAGTTGAGCCTTCGTGTTTTATATTCGAAGGTCCTCCTGGCGTTTTTAAGTCTGTTCTTATGAATATGGTGATAAAATGTTGTAATAAAACTACATATGCTCACCATATCAAACCGATGAACGATGGAAAGGATTTCTATGACTCCTATAATGGAGAAGAAATTTTTGTGATGGATGATCTTGGGCAACAAGGTATATCCCAATGGAGATCAATAATAAACATGGTCTCCAATTTGAAGCTGCCTCTTGATTGTGCAGCGCTTAACCTGAAAGACACGAAGTTTTTCAATAGCGAAACTATCATGGTAACAACTAACAATTTCATGAATATTCATGGATTGTTGAGAAATGATGGTATCGATAATGTAGAAGCTTTGCATCGCAGAGGATACGTCTTTGACTTTTCTAAGATAACACGAAAAGGTGATAAGCTCAATGGTTTCTTACAATTCAAAAGCTATGATATGAAACTTAAAAGTTTCATAAATAGTTTTCCTGAAGATGTGAGTAACTTCATGAGAGATCATAACATCGAAATAGACGTAAAACTCCCAGTGACTGGATTACCCCTTGGCAAGATTGCTTCCTGGATTCTGAAGATTGTAAGGGTTTTCAGCGAAGTCAAGAAACAGCATAAGACAAGTACTGACCTTAGCGAGTCTGAAATTAAAACAATTTCAGAGGACGCAGATATTTTTGTCAATGCTGAATCATTCGTTGATTCCCTTAAGAGCTTTTGCCCTATCATCATGGAAACTCTTACTCATTTTTGCAATGAAATTTCAAAGAAAATTGTCAAAATGACGTTTAGAGCTAACGTGATGGACTTCATGAGTGTTGGAATTTCTGCTCTTTATGTTTTGGGTACTGGATTACTTGTTTACAATGCAATCAAGTTTTT